TATCACCTTCACACATCCCCTAATCAACGAATATACCTAGCTGAGTGCTTCGCATTATGCTTATAACTACGAGAAGCCACCAAGGCACGATTATAATAATGCAAATACGCTCTAATTCTATTGAACAAGCTCAATAACATCCTAATTCTCCTTTGAATTTGATTTTGAATAAGATTACTTGACCCGAGCCGACCGCAGGGAGGCACCATGAAGATACCTTGTCATTTGATACGTTTATTAGTCGACGTACCTGAATGTCGCAAACGATGCCGAAGCGCTCACGCGAAGGTATCGTTTGAAGATGGAGCAATGAGAAGCACAAACACAAAGTTTTCGTGCGTGCAGCGCACGATGTTGTGTTGTAGCTTCTTCATTGTTCCATGCTTGAAGTTCTTTGCTTTTGACCTGCAGGACCATCGAGGCAGGGGGGGACCCCTCGCCTGTATCTGCTGCGGCAGGCACACAAATAAAAATTTATCGATAGGGGGGTGGGGGGTTCACTTTACGTATTATATATATATATACCATTATCCCATCTACTCACACAATGAAAATAACTCTGGGATCCGATATTACTTTCTCAGAAAAGGGGGAGGGTTAGAAACAAGCCCGCAATATGGTGGAAGTGTGAATATACTTCACATTGTTCACACATTATTCATAAATTGTTCATACTTGTTCATAAATTGTTCATATTGTACATACTTACCGGTACAAATGGAAATAAACGGTGGAATAACGGCGGAATGGTGTATTCTATATGAGATAATAAGCTTCATAGTAGTATTATCCGATAAGAAATACACTCAAATGGCCTTATAGTAGTATTATTCGATGAAAAATACACTCGAATGGCTAACCCAGTTACCATACCTGGGTATTTCGCATCAGGAATATGGCTGCACCGGTGTTAGAATAGAGCTCCGTGACCGAGATTGCGCAATAGGAGAGGAAATATGTTGCCGTTTCGACATCGAAATGCGCCATAATCGGCAATTTGCGACCGTTTATGTCGAAACGATGCGGGATTTGCGGGATTTGGGCGGTTCGGCATAACCTTTTCCGGTTCTTGGTCCCGGGTACTATTCCAACCGGTACTTTTGCCCCATACTGACCCTTGACAGCATGGATCTGTGTGATTATAATGGGTCATTATACAAGATCGCGCTGCAGTAAGAAGGACACAAAGAAGGAATGTAAAGATTTCTAACTGCGCCTATCACATAGGCTAAACACTCTTATAACAAGAGTGGAATGGTCTTAAGTTCAAAAGCATAGTTCAAAGGAGTTAGTAAAGATGGAATTCTTAGCAAATATTTTCACCACTGAAGTCATTCAATATTTTCTTGAGTTAGTATATTTGGCTTTAGCCACCGGTATGGGATTGCTCCTGAAGGCCGCTATCGCTTATCTGAAGCAAAAGATAGGCATAGACAAGCTAGAAGCCTTCAAAGCCCAGGTAGAGGTCACTGTGGCCTTCCTGGAACAGTTTGGTGTCAACATCGGACTGGATAATGGACTTCTAAAGAAAGAATACGCTGTCAACTTCCTCTACAATAAGGCTGAGGAAATGGGGCTGAAGCTTTCTTACGATGAAGTAAGCGCTTTGGTAGAGGCATTCGTCTTCGCCACTACAGGATAAGTATGGACTTCTCCCGAGAGTGGAAATACCTTCAACAGGTGTCTGAGAAGCGTCTGCTGAATAACAAAACCTCTCGTCATGTGTCAAAGTACGGAGAAGAAATTGAACTCATAGGAGCCGTCGGGGAACTGGCGGCTCGTAGATTTTTGGGATTACCTCAATCTCTTCACGAAACTTTTGATCATGGTGTAGATTTGATATGGAGGGGGAAAGCTATAGACGTGAAGGCCACACACCTGACGCCTAAGATTATGTACAGGTTCCTTCAATGGCCGGAATGGAAAACTATCAAAGCTGACATCGTACTCATGACTGCAGTAAACTTATATGACAAGTCCGCAGTGGTCTTAGGCTTTGCCTACGCTCGGGAGCTCATGAACGCTGAGGTAAACAATGAGCGTGAAATTCCTTGCCATGAGATAGCAGTGCCGAAGCTACACCCGCCCTACTTACTTATTGCACCTGGAAGATTATAGGAATGAATTATGGGTATGTACGATGAAGTATTTGTTAGATGTCCACACTGTAACGAACCTAACAGATTACAATCCAAAGCTGGAGAATGTATCTTGGGAAGCTTCGTTTTAGACGATGCGCCGCCACGTATTCTCAAGGATCTCGAAGTAAGCAATCCGCACTATTGCGAGTTTTGTAATAAAGAGTATTCAATTATGGTAAAAAGAGTTACCAGCTTTCACGCAGAAGTAAAACCTTAGATAGGGAGTACGAATTGAGCACAGAAGAACCAAATTATCCCACCATGTCCGCATTCAACAGAGAAGACCCAGAGCCAGACTTTCATCCTGCCCCTAAACCAGCCAGGGTAGTTAGTCCAGAAGCCATTGAGTTCGTTCGCACTCAGAGGGATGGAAAGGTGTGTCTCGTTCTTACAGCCTTTCAGACTAAGTTCGGTAAGTGCACTGGCGCTCACCACGTTCACCACATCGACAGTCGTGGGTCTGGAGGGGATGATATTCCAGAAAATTTGATCACACTATGCACGTTTCATCACGACAAGGTTCACCGTGGTCAGATAACGAAGAGAATGTTGAGAAAAATACTCTCAAAATTCTTTGGCTACGAGTACGAGGAAGTAAAATGATTGATCCAGTACGATGCCCTGGTTGCGAGGCTATGATTACGAGAATAGTAATCGATAAGAGAATTACCTGCCCGTGTGGCGCTATTGGGCATTTCAAAGAAGTAGAAACAGGTGTCTTGGGTTGGTTTTGGATTTTACCCAGGGCCAGAGATAGCAAAGAAATTGGATACGCCAGTGGCGTGCACTTTTCCAGTGGAAGGAGAGACATATGAACAACGTAGTATTGTATTCGTGTCAAGAAGGTGACTGGGTTGGGGTTTACAAGAATGGAGAATTGGTCCAGGAAGGTCATAGTATGAGCAATTATGACCTGGAGAGCCTTTGCCCGATAGATAGCTTCGTTAGTCGTGAATTCACCGACGAGCAGGAAGTAGGCTTTCATGGCTTAGGAACAGGTCGTATGCCCAAGCTGCTGATTACCATCGAGAGATGGAAATGAGCAACGAGCAGTTGCTTTATTGGATTATGTTTTTTGTAGGTATAATGACAGCAATCATTATACGAAATATTGAATACGCATGTGGAGGATTGATATGAAGAAATATTTCAAGTATCTAAGCTACGTTTTTCGGCATAAGTGGTTTGTAATGCTCGAATGCTTCAAGATGGGCCTTTACTGGCGAGGCATTATGCACGACATGTCCAAGCTCTTACCAGATGAGATAAGAGCCTACGCCGAGTACTTCTACGGTGAAAGAATTGACGACCTAGAAATGGGTTCAGCGAAGATGAACAGTGATTTCCGGATTGCCTGGTTGAAACACTTACACCGAAATCCTCACCACTGGCAATACTGGAATACGCCACATGACGATGGTAGAATTACTGCTCTGGAAATGCCTGAGCGTTTCGGCATCGAAATGATATGCGACTGGCGTGGAGTTTCCTTGGCCGTACACGGCGAGGACCGGTCACGTAGTTGGTACAAGAAAAACTACCACGACATGACCCTTCACCCTGTAACCCGAGCGTGGGTCGATATGATAATGGACGTCATGCCGGAAGAAGCAACGCCTGAGTTTACGGAAGCGGAATACAAAAGGATGTACGAGGGTTCTTTCCGTTTCCTTCCCGAACTGCCAGTCACACTTCCCACAAGGTTGAATACAATTGACATTGGCAAATTCCATGAGCCAGCCAGGATTACCTACGACCTGTCTTCGCCGTGGGCTGATGATGTTGAGTTCCTGCCGAACGATGTTGAATTCTTCCCGAACTGCGACTTGAACTTCGCCAGCGATGGTTCAGAAATCGTAAAAAATGATCAATCGATGGCAGAAAGAATGTCCGATATGGCCCGGCGGATTGACGAGCAGGCCATGCGAGAAACCTCCTCCGGCTATCAAGCAATGCTTGAGCTCAATGATCTATCGAGAGACACTCTTCTCGGCAAGGCCGAGGTTATACTGGAGCGTCTGAGCAATCGGGACCGGCTAGAAAGAAAAGAGATACACGACAGGTGTACCGAGGCACTTGACAAGATTGCAAGAAAAGCTTTCTTCGGGAATGAAGATAAATAATGCTAGGTGACGCCGAACGGCAAATCTTACCTGCAGCTTTGCGCCAAAATGGTCGCTACGCTGTGGCAACTGAATGGTATTTACGTGGATGGAGGCCCCTGGATTATCAGTGGGCGTTCCATCAAATCGAAATAGCAAACGTTGTCTGGCTGGCGGGTATTGCTGCGGGCAAGACAACCAGTGTTGCTGCATCTAATATGATCGACTGTTTGAGCATTCCACACTTCCGAGCGCTCAATACCAGTGTCACGGCGAGACAGGCCACGCTGGTCTTCGATATGGCTATGGAGTGGGTAGAAGGAAATAAGCGTCTGGAGCCACTGATCGAGAATATCTCTTTACGCCCGTATCCTTCTATCAAGTTCAAGAACTTCTCAGAATGGGAATTCCGAACCGCTGGACGCGATGCGAGGTTCATCCGTGGTTCTGAGTATGACCGCATTGCGTTTGATGAAGCTGGCCTTGACCTTTGGGGAGAGGCAGTAAAGGTCCTGCGTGGTCGTCTAAGAGGTACACGCATAGATGGCACGAACCGTATGGCGAGGTTGGATGTAATAACCTCCCCTACTGACGCTCCGTGGCTCCGAGAGCGGTGGAATAAGGGTGACCCACTACATGAGCTCAGGGACTTGACATTGTATAGGTCAATGCGAACATCGACCTACGACAATACAAAACTCCTGCCAAAACAGATTGCCGCCATGGAAGCCGACTATTCGCCAGAAATGATCGACGTCGAGCTGAAAGGCTTTTTTCCGGATTACGGATACTCAATGTTTCCATCTGGGCATATACGGGCATGCACCGACCAGGCACTCTATGACATTGCTTGGTTGGGGCTAAACCCGGAGAGTGGTGGCCGGCCCAAGCCTGGCTATAAGCTTATCCGGCAGTGGATCATACAAGCCATTCTTGCGAGCTTATAAGTACGCCATAAACAAGTATCAGCCAATCCTGAAAGGGATAGATGCTACCGGACCGCAGAAGGCGTTAGACGAACTGGCCTTCGAGGAGTACGGCATCCAGACGGACAAGCTGAATTTTAGTACCGAGAAAGACGCCATGCTCAATGCGTTGTCCTTCCTGGTAACCAATCAAGATATAAGATGGCCACCCATCAAAGGCGTATTACGCCAAATGGGTGAGTACACAAGAGAAAGAGACGCAAAGATTGCGCAAGACATAGTTATGTGCCTTGCAGAAATCGCACATCTCGCTCGTTACGTTCCAGACAAGCGCTCCCGAGATGCAAAAGTAAAAAAGGGAAACTATCGCAAGCGCAACAACAGAACTAACGCATCGAGACGCAGGTAATTCGACATCGAAACACCAAAGGAGACATAATGCCAATTTACGAATATGAATGTGCCAATCACGGTAAGTTTGATGAAAACAGACCGATAAAGCTCAGGGCCTTTGCAGAGTGCCCGATCTGTGGAACGATATGGCCAAAAAACTTGACCGTGCCGCATGTGGTGTACAAGGGCAGCGGGTTTACCTCTCAGGACGCAAAGCTCTCGAAGCCGGAAAATCCTCTCGACACTATGGACTAGATTGTTACCAAATCAGATGTTTTTCACTATTGACATACAGGAGCATTGATGCTACAATCACAGAATAAGACACCTACAAGGCTAAGACTGTCCATAAAAGAAGTAGGTATTTTCGATGACATTCACGAGATAGGCTTTGGAGAACTCTATGATCTAGAAGCAGGTATTGAACCGGGTGAAATTTGGAAGCCTCTTACGCCCAGGCAGAAGAGCTTTATTTTCACTCTTAGACGGGAGCTTCGGTTTGACAAGGTCATGATACATGACGGCTCGCCACAGTACGCTGTGGTTTACGGTAAGACCATGAACGGAAGGTCTTGCCAGACAAAATTCAAATTCTAACTCTACTGAACTTACAGAGGGTCGGGCGAATAGCTGAACCCGGCCCTCCTTCATAAACTATGATATTTTTTCCTGATTGGGCAGACCTTGGCATTAGCCAAATAGATAACGCGACGCAGAATACCTGGTCGAGTGAACTTTCTCGCGCCTCGCGGGCGTTCTTTTACTACAGTGGCTTTATCTTCAAGGAAAGGGTCAAGGACGAAGACCTAGAGCTTGAAGATGCTCCTTTGATGTACCCGGTCGGCATAAATCTCGTCAAGATGCTTGCTCTGGCTCACGCCGATGCAACCTTTGGCGAATTTGACGAATTGCCAGTTACCTTTGCCATAGGCAAGGATAGCGAGGACGTACCAGGCTCCAAGGACGCCATAGAGCTCATTTCCAAGGTTATGCTGCATAGCAATGCTGCACAACTGCTATGGGAAGGCGAACTTGAGCGTAATGTCTTCGGTGGTTCTGCTATCAAGATTGCTCCTGATTTATCTATTCCCGGCGGTGGAGTTCGATGGAGCCGTGTTAGTAAAGGTTCATTTTTTCCAATCTGGGATCCGGAAAATCCTGATCGCCTATTGGAAGTTTACACCATCGACCAAATCAACGGACGACAAGCTTTACTAAAGTACGGGTATGAGACTACCCGAGATTGGGTAAACCGAGTTGAAAGATGGGGTCTCGCAGATCATGAGACGAAGCTGGACGGCAATATTATTTCCGCACACACTGGAGCTAATCCATGGGGCGTTATTCCCTTTGTATACACTCCACGCTTCCGTATGGGCAATTGGTGGGGCGACAGTTTAGCCGAGGATATTTTTGAGGCTCAAAATGAGCTGAATATGCGCCTTGGCGATATTGGTGAAGCAATCAACTATAATGCTCACCCCATCAAGTATGGCACGAACTTACCTCGTGACTTTACAGCCGACAACTATCCTCTGGGCCCTAATGCAATGTGGGACTTGGGTAGAACGCTTGGCAACAGCCCTGAGCCTTCTGTGGGCGTCTTAGAACCTACAAACCCAGTGCCCAAAGGTTCATTCGAGTATGTAAAGTTCCTATACGATTGGTCACGTACCAGCACTTTCGCTCCTCCTATTGCTTTTGGTGAAGACGACGGTGGTGGACAGCGTAGTGGAGCCACTCTTGAAATTAGACTGTGGCCAATGCTCAAGGCCATTCACCGTTCACGTTCGTATCATGCTGCAGGAATGTTGCGTGCTGCTAATATTACTGGATTGATTTACGCCCAGAGAGGTTTCCCTGGAGTAAGTACAGAAGCGATTGATTGCCTTATCGAAGGCAAAATTGTTCCTCGTTATGCCAAGGTGCTCCCACGAGATCAGAGCGCAATCGTAGACGAAGTTGTCAAGTTGCTTTCAACCACACCCCCGTCCATTAGCCTGGAGACAGCAATAATCATGCTTGGACGCGGTAGCGCGGAAATAGCACGTATCGTTGATATGATACACAACGAGGAATTGAATTCGGTGTTGACAGAGGCTATCGATAAGGATATAGCTAATGGAACACCTAAGAAGGAAGAGAAAAAGGAATGATAAACGCTACCCGAGGTTCTTCTAACGTACATTTCTCAAGCGAGAGTGACGAATGGGAAACTCCACAGGAGTTCTTTGACGGTCTCAACGAAGAGTTCGGTTTTTCGCTTGATCCTTGTGCGACAGCAGAGAATACCAAGTGCGAAAGATTTTATGACAAGTCATCAAATGGCTTGGCTATGTCTTGGGAAGGCGAAGTCGTATTCATGAACCCTCCCTACGGACGGGAGATTGGAAAGTGGATCCGAAAGGCATATGGCGAAATCAATGCAACTGTGGTATGCTTAGTACCAGCGAGAACAGATACGACCTACTGGCAGAAATATTGTATGCTCGCAGATGAAATCAGATTTGTCGATGGGAGATTGCAGTTTGGAGACAGCGAGAACTCCGCTCCATTTCCATCAGCAGTAATAGTCTTCTTACCGGGACCTCGTATGCCTGGCCCTTCGGTCTTTTCAAGCGACCGATATGGTAAGAAAATTTGAACTTTACCAAAGGAATAGTTTTATGAAGGTGGCATTTCCTACCGATGAGCACTTTCCATTTCAGGATGAGCGAGCAAGAAGCGTTGCTCTCCAGATAGTATCGGATTTCAAACCAGATATTCGCATCACTGGCTCCGACGGAATGGATTTTTATTCGCTCTCCAAGTTCGACAAAAATCCACGTCGCATCAAAGTAGACCTTCAAGCTGAAATTGATGCTTGGGTTATGGGACAATACGAGTGGATAGATGCAACACCAGGAGCCGAAGTCTACTGGATACCAGGCAATCATGAAGACCGATTACGTAGGTGGCTTTGGTCACATCCTCAGTTTTACGGTCTGGATGCTCTGAAATGGGAGAATTTACTCTCGTTTGGCCAGCTCGGTATAAAAGAGGCGACAGATGGCGCCGTTGATTTATTCGGGAAGTTAGTTATCAAGCACGGAAGCGTAGTCAGGAAAAATGCAGCATACACCGCTATGGCGGAACTGAACAACGAATTCTTCCAGATAAGTACACTTACCGGGCATACTCATCGTGGAGGCGTGACTTATGCGACAACGAGAAGAGGAGTGGTCCAAGGAGTTGAGTGCTTCAGCTTATGCGACCAGAAACCAGAGTACGTAAAACATCCCAACTGGCAACAGGGGATAGTGCTCGCAGAAGTAACGCAAGAAAGCATGGCCATCGAGCCAGTCCATTTTGACAGGCACTTTGGAAAAGTTCGCGCTATATGGCGCGGTAAAGAATACTTAGAATAATCGATGTTTCGACATCGAAATGGAGAATTATCACATGACTACTGGGACCCTAACCCCTGACCAGCAAGCAGCCGCAGCAGCCGCGAAAGTGGTAGCTGATGCAGCCGCAGCGAGAGCTGCAGCCGCAGTTGTTCCTGGACAGCCGGTAACGACCCCCGCGGCCTCAACAGCCGTAGTACCTGAAGGCTACGTGGAAGTAGCCCGCTTCAATGGCCTTATGCAACGAAATGAGGCTCTCTCGGCACAACTAACAGAAGCCAACTCCAACCTTGCTACCCGCTCTTCCTCTTTGGAACAATCGGCCAAGCAAATTGCAGACATGGAAGCTGGAACGAAAGTGCAGGTTGACGAGAACGCACTGGCAAATACTAAACTGAACGAGCAAATAGCAGCGTTGACCGCTAAAGGCGTAAAAGCCGATAGCCTCGAACTAAAGCTGAAAGTTGCTACTGAAATGGGACGACCTGAACTCATGGCGTTGGCGTTACACATACCCGATAGCCCCGATGAAGGCGTCATCAAAGAAGCTTTTACCGCATTCGCTGGTTTTTCTGACGGCGCAATCAAAAAGCGTGAGGAGCAATTACTCTCTGGCATCAGTCCTACTAGTGCCGCAGTAGTGAGTACTCCAGCAGCGCCGACCACGCCTCAAGGTTGGGCTGATCATGTAAATACCTTCAAGCTCGGTTCTCCCGAGCGTGAAAAGGCTTTGAAAGCCTACGAAAAAGCGGTCCAAGCACAGACGTAAACTAAGAGGACTGAACAATGGCCGATCTGATTACTGGGATGCAATGGTCAACAACTCATCCCAACTGGCAGCGTGATTACTATGCTATGCTGCTACTCGAAACTCTGCGCACTAAATCTCTTTTAGTGCCTTTCTGCGCGGTAAACCGCGATCACTCTGCTCAAAAAACCGGCACTGTGGTACACACTGAAGTATATGACACCGAGCCTAACTGGAATGCCTTGGCAGAAACAGACATCTGGCTCCGTGGCGCTCACCTGGATAGCCGGACAGTTTCGATTGATCTCGCCATCCATGGCGACGTCCTGAAATTCTCCGACTATTCCGAAATCGTACAATTCGTCAACCGTGGCGATATGTCCGGTCTAGTCCGCAGCAAAATCGGTCAAAACCAGGTTGATTATCTTGACATCCTGGCCCGCAACGCTTTCCTTACCCATCCGAATAAAACCTTCGGTGGCGGAAAAGCCGACCGAGCATCCGTCCTCGCCGCTGACATCTTTGATGTCAATCAGGCCGAGCTGATGCGCACGCACCTGGAAGAGAACGAAATTCCCGGCATCAATAACCCAGAAGACCAAAGTGGCGAAGCGATTGTTTGTATCACGACCCCTCGTGTGATCCATGATATTCGTGTAGCTGCCGGCGGAGAATGGAAAGATGCTCAATACTACGAACAGACCGGTCGTAAGTTCAACCGTGAAGTTGGTATGTGGGGCGGGGTTCGTTTCATCCGTACAAACCGCATGCGCTTGCAGAATGCTGGCGCTGTTACCGAGCAAGGCACCCTGGCCTTTGCCGCACCTGCAGGATCCGGTGCTGCCGAGCTAGTGGATGTCGTATATGCTCCCGGTCAGGCTGCTTCAACTCGTTACATCGAAGTGCAGACTGGCGAAGCCGCAAATTATGATCCGGGTGACTGGATTACCATTCACGCAACCGCAGTTACCGCTGACGGTGAGCCGCCTCCAGAAAGCGACGGTACTCAGGAAACCCGTCGCGTCGTGTCCGTCGACCTAGTCGATGACCGGCTGGCTTTGAACAAGCCTCTCCTGAAAGATCACTTGGTCAATGACTACGTGACCAAAGGCATCGACATTCACAGCTCCGTCTTCATCGGCGGGCCCAGTGTTGTCTATGCTATTGGCGAAGATCCACACGTAATCATGCCGCCCAAGACTGATGACCTCATGATGGTCAACCGCTACGGCTGGCGTGGCTTCATGAACTTCCAAATGTTCCGACCTGAGTACTTTGAAGTGGTCGAGAGCGCCGGAACGACTGACTAACCAATGACTGCGACCTGGGAGACCTTTCTTTCTAGTTTGCGAGCCGAACTGAACGATATATCCACCACAAGCCCCAAGTGGAGCACTGACCTGCTCTACTTGTGGTCGGTGGATGCCATTCGG